CCGATCCTAGAGCAAATGCTAGATTCAATGATCCGCATAGTTCTTACTACATGTCGAACCCAATCTACATTAAGAACCCTGCAACCTCTCTGAAGGTTCTGTTCGATGCTCGGAGACCTGCTTCTGCTGAGTTTAGAGTTTCTTACTCTCTCCTCACATCTGACAGCAGTTCTGTTCCTACATTTGAATTGTTCCCTGGATATCCAAATCTTGTGGATACTGATGGATCTGGATTCGGTGATAAGGTCATTGATCCTAGTGCCAATACAGGTCTACCTGATAGTGAGACAACTGCTGATCCAACGCAGTACAAAGAGTATGAATACTCCATTGACAATCTGCCTAGTTTCACTGGATTCCAAATTAAAATTGCAATCAACGGAACTAATCAAGCAGAGTATCCGATTCTGAAAAACCTGAGAGCACTTGCCATCGCATGACACAATACATTAAAGTCGAAGGTCATGATAACCTCGTCCGTGACAAACAAACAGGAGCTATCCTTAATAACGATAGCTCCTCCTATCAAGCTTATATGAGACAGAAACAAGTAAAGCTGTCTGAAAGAAACGAAATTGAAAAACTTAAGAGTGAGGTCGGTGAAATTAAGGACATGCTTAAAGTAATTATTGAGAAGTTATGAGTAGAGATCCACATTCTGAATTTCTTAGATACCATGGATTTGGTGAGGGAATCTCAAGCGTACAAGAGCAATCTGAGATGGAGTTGCTTAGAGCCGAGATCGCTGAGGTTAAGAATACTATGCAACAAGTATTACAGGAGTTAAGGAAACTAAATACCTAATAGGATACCCGTGATATCAAAGGATGGCAGTCTACATCGCCAATCTCCAACTTGATACTGGTGTTGATTTCCAACACGGTTTCAGTTTGGGTGACAATGATACAGGCACCTACCTGAATCTGAACAACTATACCGCCAGATCTCAAATGAGAAAATGGGCGGGAAGTTCGACTGCAGTGTCTTTTGCATCTACAGTAACCGACGCTGAATTAGGTCAAATCCAAATATCATTGGCTTCGACTTTAACATCGGATATTAAACCTGGACGATATGTATATGATGTAACTCTTGAAGACTCTGGGGGCTTTAAATATAAGGTCGTTGAAGGAATGGTCGTAGTTAGAGCAGGAGTAACACGATAATGCCATCTCAACTCAGAATAGGCACCTCCAATCAAGTAAAAGTCATCGCCAGTGGTTCTCTCGGCGGGGGATCAGGCGGTAGACTGACATTGCTTTCAGATGTTAACGCAACTAATCTGGAAGACGGTAGCATTTTGGTTTATGAAGCGGCGACTAATGCGTTCAAAACAACTAAAAATTTCCCCGCTGCCATTATTGACGGAGGTGTCTTCTAATGTCCGCAACGATTCTATTAAAAAGGACACTTGGCACCTCTCCACCGAACATCGCACCCGTTGGTACTGGCGTATCGTTTGGTGAATTAATCTACACTTACGACACCAGTGATGTTGGTGCTGGCAAGTCGTATAAGAAATTATATATTGGTAACCCTGCTGGTCCTGGTTCAGCACCAATTCCTATTGGTGGTGAATACTATACCAGTCTTTTTAATGACAATCCAGCCGATTACGGCAAACCTCAAGCATCTAAAGTCCTTATTCTTGATGATCAAGGACGAGTTGCTTCCTGGACAGTTGTAGATGATTTCTACACTGCAGGTGTTGGTACAGTTGCTGGCAACTTCAATGTTGGTGGTAACCTTAATGTAACTGGTGACCTCGTTTATGATGAGGCAAACGCTAGAAATTGGAATGTTACTGGCGTAGCAACTGCTGCAACTTTGGTTGTAACAGATGCAGCTTTCACGAAGGGCGATATTCCCAATCTGTTTGCAAATACAGGTATTGTAACCACTCTGAGTGGTACAAGTGCTGATTACTACGAAGTAAATGTAGGACATGCACTTACTGCAAATAATGTAGAGATTACTGGGGTATCATCCTTCAGTAATATTACATTTTCCAATGATATTATTAGAGTTGGTCGTGACGCTGCTGTAGGTCTTAGCAGCGCCGACTCTTCAATCTTTATTGGTGATTTTGCTGCAGCTGGTATGGGTCAAACGACCCTCAACCGTCGCAATATTGCGATTGGTGCCAGTGCAATGCAATACGCTGGTATTCTTTCCAGCTTTGATGAATTAGAATCTAACATCGTTATTGGTAACTTCGCAGGTTATAGACTGCAAGGTACTAAGAACCTGATGCTTGGTGATAAGGTAGGTTTTGCCTTATCTTCCAGCGGTAATGACGAGAACATTGCTCTGGGTAACCAGGCGATGTATGGTGAGACTTTCCCTGTTGTTGACGGGGTAACTCTCAGCGTTAATGTTGGTGATCAAACTGCTCTTGCTAACTACGACCAGACAGAAGATGTAACCGAGACCAGTGGATCTGGTCAAGGTCTGTTAGTTAGAATTCAGACTGGTTCTACTGGTCTGATCACTAACATCGAAATCATGGCTCCTGGCGATGGTTACGAGGTTGGTGATACATTCACCATGCCGTTTGGTTTCCAGACTCTTACAGGTAGCGTAACCAGCAAGAATGGTCGCTTCCTGAGTGGTGGTACAGGAACCAGACAGCAGCAAAGAAATATTGCTATTGGTCCTTACACTCTCTTCAGTGTAGACGGTAGTAAGAACATTGCCATTGGTTACTCTGCAGGTAACGAGACTCTTGGCAGTGGCAATGTCGTCATTGGTTATGAGCGAAATGTTGCTATCGGAGATAGTGATAACCAGCTCGTAATTGGTAATCAAAATATTAACTGGATCGACGGTAACCAACTTGGTTATGTCGGTATTGGCACCACACGACCCTTTGGATTGCTCGATGTTGGTGGTGTATTCATCATTGATAAGGGCACTGGTAATACAGTAATCTCTGGCGTAGTAACTGCGCCGCAACTCGATATTGATAATCTTGGTATTGAAGATATCAAGGTCACTGCTGGTTTAGCAACTGACTTTGCAATTACCAACGCTAAGATTCAGTCAGGTATTATTACTGACACTGTTGGTACTGCTGCAACCATTACGAATGTAGACTTCGTAAATGCAGATATTGAAGCAGCTAAGATCACTGCTGGTATCATTACTGATATCGTCGGCACTGCTGCTACGATCACAACCTTTGATACTGAGGTTGCTGATCTCAAGGATATCAAGGTAACCACAGGTTTAATCACCTCTCTAGTTGGTACTGCTGCCACAATTATCACCTTTGACGCTAATGAAGGCGATATTAATACTATCAAAACAGTCTCTGGTGTTGTTACATCACTGACTGGTTTTGGTGTAACTTACAACACAGCAGACTTTGAGATTCTTGATGCTAAGGATGTCAAGGTTACCACTGGTCTG